TAGTAACATGCCGCATGGTAATGTGCAGACAATATGGTACACACACTGCTTAGGTACACAGAGTGAAACAAAAATGGTGCAAAAATGTGAGGTACAGTATTAACGTGTGTACGCCGCCACATCCCCCGTAGCGGGGTACGTCCTTGTGATTCGTTCAATGGGGGCGGGCACAATAACTATTATGTCTAATTCTACTGTATCACTGGGCTGAGGCCGGATCGATCGCAACATCCGGCAAGGTTGACGCAACATAAGTGCAACATAGCAGGAACATCCGGCAACTTGGCAAGTGGGCTCCGGTTGCCAGGTGGACCGGGCTGAGTGAATGCAGGTGTTTGTGTGTTGTCCTATCTGTTTGCACTGTCACCACTCCGTCATCATCACCTTGCAATCCAACTACACCTTGCAATCCAACTACACTATCAATCCAGCAGCACTGGCAATCCAACAGCACTGGTTTTTTTTCTTGCGATATTTTTTAGAATGTGGATTTTGGGAATTCTCTTAAATCGCAGAATGCAATGATGCAGGCTGCAAACCTCTGGAAATATGAAAATGACACTGAACACCCCTGCGGCGGCGAATATGCTGCTTAATGATGAAAACGCAAACTGGTCAAGTGCTGGTTCCCTTGCAATGGTAAGATACCTTGAAGATCTTGAAGATGATCTTGGAGAGGAGATTGACTTGGACGTAGTTGCAATTCGTTGTGACTACTCAGAGTTTGAGTCATTGCAATCTTGGCTATGTGAATATTACGGAACGGGATTGAACTACTCATTGAAACAAGCAGGCATCGATCTTGATGATGATGAACTTGATGATGATGAAGTAATTGATGACTGGATTCGTTCCCATATCCAAGATCATGGAACACTTATTGAGTTCAATGAGGGAATAATTGTATCATCATTTTGAACTACTAAAAGGAGAAAACATGAAAACAGAAATAACTATGAAAACAGAAAACAGAAACAAACTAAGCATTGAGGAAGCTATGCTGCAAGAGGCAGTAAATGTTGCCGATGCTTATTTCTCTCATTTCGACGATCCATTGCAGTTTGCAGGGGAGAAAGTGAAGGATCTCTTTTATGAATTCTCTGCCTTGATGTTGGATGAGCAGGATATTCGTTGGATATTGGACTCCTGCTCAGGAGATCCACGGGAGTGGGGTTATTGGGGAGATGACAAATCTGTGATTATTCCAACAGGAGAGATTGAAGTTCAATTCGAAGGGAAAGCAGAGGATTACTTTGAGTCTCCTGGTGACTGGACTATTGATGGAGATCTGGCATACTGTTCAATGCCTAGTGTTCTTATTCCAATTGATCTTGAGAAGGTCTCAGAGGAACTGAGAGATCGTGTTTACAATAGGCTATTGGATCACGTAAGCATTATCCTATCCGATGCGAGAGGAGTATATATTCCCAGAGACTTTGTTGATCTTCTTTCTGATGAAGAAAAGGAGTTTCAGGAAAAGGTTAATGGTTTTGATTCTGCAAACTGGATTCATTTGAGTTCTCCTAATGAGGAGTACTACTGGGAAGTTTGGAATGAACTAGAGTCTTCTTTTGTTTCTGAAAATGGGACTCGCATCCATCAGAACGGAGATTTGTATGAGATCTCTCCTGCAATGGACAAAGAGCCGCAGGAGTTTGTGGAAATTTTCTGGGAGATGTTTGTGTAATGATTGATCTAATCTTAAACGGCTTCTTTGTCACCTACATCACAGTAATCGCCTTTTGGCTTGGTTGCATTGCATGGAGGGAGTTGTCATGAATAGATATAAACTACCCAAAGGGAATGCAGACTGGCCAGGATGGAGCCAGGTTTATGACAAACTAAAGCTAGTTGCAGAAAAATTGGCATCCAATTCTCAAACCCACTTATCCGATGATCACGTTTACACGATTGATGTACTAGGAAGTGGGCATGAAGAAACAATGAAAGCATGGTTCCACTATTGCATGGAAAGGAAGTGGATATGAGAATAGGCATTGTCATCTTCACTCTGTGGTGTATGTATCTTATGCATCATGCAAAGGGAACTGAACCAGGAAATGGTACTATCTGGGAAAGCGAAAGTATCCAGACGTAACAACAAGCTACAGAAAGCTAATCTTGAAAGCCGGACTTCTTATGGGGTCCGGCTTTCTTGTTTGCAACTGACAAAACTTGCCGAGGAAATCGAGAGAGACCTTTTAAGCTACAAATCTGGCCGTTTCAAACCAATTTGGTATAAGTATACCAAGGAAATTTTGTCGCCTCCTGTAATAGCCTTAAAAGCTTTGGAATGCGTTCTCAATGGAGTCACACAAGTGAAGAAGTATAGCTCACTCATTCACGATATAGGAGAAGAGCTGGAAATGGAGTGGAGAGCGACTTACTTGAAACGCAAACACAAAGATCTCTGGCAAGCTATACAAAGCAAAGTCAAAAGGGTTAAAAAGAGTGGTTTTCAACTTCACATGAAAAGGTTAATCCGAGATGCAGGTGGAGACAAGGCACTGGGGTTGAAGCCGTGGAGCATGACCGAAAAAGTGCAGTTTGGAGGTTGGGTTTTTGACTTGTTACGTCGCCAAACAGGATTTGTGCGAAAATTTGAACAAAACCGCAGAGAAACCAGTGGCGGGTATACCACTTATCTCGTGGAAGCGACTCCAGAGTTGCTGGATTGGATACGCAGGTTCAATGAACATGAAGCGATGCTGCATCCTGTGTTGATGCCAGTAGTGGAGGAACCACCTGAGTGGCAAGCGATGACTGGGGGGGCGTATCATGTGAAGGAATGCAGATTGTTACGTCGCCAAACAGGAATGAAGAACATACAGTTCTGCCAAGTGGGTGATGCAGCAGTACAGGCTATAAATCATATGCAAAGTACGGCGTGGGAAGTGAATGAGGAAGTGCTGGATGTGGTGCGTTGGGGATTCCAGAGTGATCGTGAGATTGGCAAGCTACCTCGCAATACACCTTACGAGTTGCCCTACAACCATGATTGGGTGAACCTGTCTACCGAGGAGCGACTGGAGTGGAAGCGGCAACGCAGGATGATCCACGAGAAGAACGACGATATTCTGTACCACAAAGTAAAGGCGTTACGGGGCATAGGAGAGGCGACAAGGCTTAAAGGGCATGATGTGTACTTCCCAATGCATATGGACTATAGGGGACGCATTTACACGTATCCTATGGGGCCGCAGAGTGTTGAGTATATCAAGGCACTGTATCGTTTTCGTGAAGGTAAACGGATTGGTGCTAAGGGCAAGGAGTGGCTTGCGGTGCATGGTGCGAACATGTGGGGTGTAAAGGGAAGCAAAGCAGAACGTGTGCAATGGGTGCAGGACAATGAGACTGGTATACGTAATACCATTTACAGTCCTGAAGATTGCAACTGGTGGCAGGGTGCAGACAAACCCTGGATGTTCTTAGCCTTCTGCTTGGATTGGGCTGGAGTGATTGAGCAGGGTGAAGATTACGTCTCCAAACTTCCTATTAGTATGGACGGTAGTTGCAACGGGTCACAAATGATGAGCCTAATACTTAGGGATAAGCACTTGGCGAGGTTGACGAACGTGACGAGTAATGACTACCCAGAGGATGTCTACACCTACGCAATGGATCTAACCAAGGAGCAACTATATACACGCAGGGATTTGGAGTATGCAGATGGGTGGCTGAAGGTAGGGTTGGATCGTAGCGTGATGAAACATATCATCATGGGTATTCCCAATGGCGTTACGCATCGCAGTCATATTAATAACCTGATGCTGCATTACGATGACTTCCTGAAGAGTGACAGGGGACAGGATGTATTCCCGACTGAGTTGTTTCCAGCTTGCCAGGAATTGCGTAATGTTATTCTTGATTGCATCGAGCCGACTTACAGGAATGTGTACCTGTTACAGCAGGCGTTACGTGATGCAGTGAATGACGAGCCGCTCAAATGGAAAAGTCCCAGTGGCTTTACCGTGATGCAAGGGCTATGCGGTATGCGTAACACACGGGTCAGTACTGTGTTTAACGGCAGGACAATACAGACCAGTCAGTACAGGAGTAACGGCAAGATTGATATGACCAAGCAGCGTAGGGCTATTGCTCCTAACTTTGTCCACTCACACGATGCTGCTTTAGTGCATCAGGTGGTATGTCGAACAAGTGACCACCAAATTCCTGTGATGACGGTTCATGACTGCTATATGTGTCTAGCTGCTGACGCTCAACCTCTAAATCATCTAATATGCGAACAAGTACATGATACATACGCTCATACTGATTGGCTTGCAGAGATGGAGTCGGCACTTGATTGCAAGATTGATGTTCCTTTTGGCTCATTGGATTTCAGTCAGATTCTGGGTTCGGAGTATATGTTCAGTTAATAGGCCGCCGCCGCAAGTTTGCTTACTCCTCTACGACGACGACCCGATACATATAACCAGTATAGGCAGTGTGCCTAAAGTTTACTCCTCATCCTCTTTTGGTTTGTAGGAAATCGTATTACCTCTGCCATCACGTCTTAGGCGTGGCAATCCATCCTTACCTGTGCGAGAGTAGAAGTAATGTACGCCTGCATCGACAAGTTTCTCAAGTGACGGGTACTTCTTTCCCTGTGCATCGTAGTAGGGTGGCAGGATGTCGTCGCATCCTAAGTCGAATTCTTCAGCTTGCTTCATAGTGTTATCCAAGACGCTTTCTTTTGTCCTTTTTTGCGTCCTTGGGCCATTCGTACGAAATCCTTTAGTTCCCTGTCAAGTAGCTTCTTCTTATGGGCCTGCATTTTCTTCTCAGGATCTTGAGCCATTGCTTGCACCCAATAGTTCACGCCCATTGCCAATGCTTCCAATCGGTCATCATGCACCAATGAGCCTCTGTCTTTTGTAATGCGGGAGAGTTGATAAAACAGTGAGTAAGATGCTTTCTGCTCTACAGGATATGCTTGTATGGTGTTGTAGTCGTGCTTGATTACTTGCGGGTCGATCACAAGCTTGTGCTGTGCAAGGACAGGTTCCAGCGTATCAATGACCCGTTGCTCTTTGCTTCCACTTGCTCTTGTGTGTCGCACCTCCTCAATGCCGCATGGATATATACTATTGAGGATAGGTTTTAGTAGTTCCGTGAACATACCGTCACCCATGTTGGCCTCAATGATGACCTTGTTTACCTGGTTGCGTTTGGCTATGTTGGCAAGCTCGATCAGTGTTGGTTTCTCATAGCCACCTTTGATGCCTCCACATTCAGGCGTGTATATGAATCCATTAAGCATCTTGCATACCGCATAGCCCGTCTCGTCCCGTCCTCTACCTGATGGGTCAATCGCTAATACTGAGCCTGTGTACGGTATCATATCACCGACTCTGCTCTCTGGTCGGTAGAATCTATCACCATTGAATCCAACACACGGCAAGTCACGGTATTCGTTGTCTGGTGTTTGTGCGTAGATTAACTTCTGTGGTGCAAGCTCACTGTCGATGTTGGTAACGATCAGGTCATTGATTTTGAGCGGGTATCTGTCTGCATCACTCAGCCTCGGATTGAGCATGTACTGCAAAGCATATCCACTGTTACCATAGCTTAATCTACGTTCTTCGAGGTCAGTGTCAGGAAACCGTGTTGGTTCCGTGCTGTGTCCTATGTTCTCGTCGGTAATACGCTCAACGATATAGGGTGCTAGTGAGTTATCGTATAGTTGGTGTGCCTTCTCATGTGAAGGGTACTGTGAAGGCCAAATACGTGCGGTGTAGCCTCTCTTCTGTAGCTTACTGTAGATTGTGTCCTCGCATTGTGGAGTACCTAAGAAGATCACCCGTACATCGCCTTCAGGTTTCAAGATAGCATCAAACTCCTTTACCTGCTCATCCAGCTTATCACGCATTCCCTGTGTCATGGAGTTATTCGGAACTTCAATATCGTCAGCAACGATAATGTCGGCACGGCTCCCTGTAAGCATACTGGTGATACCAAGTGATTTTACACTAGGTGCATGTGCTGGTGGTGCTGGCCCAACATCAAATGCTATCTTGGAAAAACGCTGGTCTGCCTTTGGCTTTAGGTGCTTCAACTGCTTGATCTCGTTAATGAGTCGCAAGGTAAAGGTGCTGAAGTCATCGGAACGTGTCTTTGATGCTGAGACAACCAGTATGTTCTTTGATGGGTCTAAGTACAGTTGGTGTACTACGAATGCAGAACATATCCAGGAGTTATGGGTAACTATGTAATCCTTTGTGATATACAGACTATCAGGATTACTAACAGTGATACAGCGGCGGCGATCCCTTCCAATTTTCTCTATATCCGTCACTCGCATCCTATCTATCTTCATAGGTTTCCAAGCGTCTGCTTTTCTTTTGAGATTAAATGGATTATCGGGCATGCGTATATGTAAACGATAAGCCAACTTGTGTGTTGTTTGCTTTTCTTTAATCTTGGCAACCCCTCCAAGTGAACGAACTAAATCCTGTACATCTAGTGCTAACTGTTTGCTGACGGTTACGAACTCAGAAGCACACCTACCAACGTGCTGATGTCCATCAGTATCCATTAGCCCCCTAAGAAGCATTCTCCTAGCAAGTAAGTGTGCCGTCTTATACTCCTCTGGAATAAATTTATGTTCAGTAGTACATGTTAGTCCGAGGTTTTGCACTATATCTTTAATTCCCAACACCCCAATGCGATAAGTTGTAGACTGATTGGTGTATGGAGTCTGCTTGCCGATTTTGTAAGGAATACGATCAACTATTTCTTGCCTGTCATCTTCATGCACAGTGAAGCAAATGCCGTTCGTTAGGGAACCATCTCCAATTAAAACTCCTAACGTATATGGATCTAGTGGCAAGTGCTTGTATGGGTAAATTATGGGATCTGGTAGTGGTATCTTGTACTTTGCCTCTCTTCCTGTGGTATTTTTAGCTGAAATAGCTCGGTTGTACCAAACCCCTTTTTTGAACATATCTTCTGTACGCATTACCCTCCATTCAAATTGGTGGTAAACCTTCCATAGGTGATCTTTATCACATCGCACTGACCTTCCGTCATCTAAGGTAACACGATAAATATCATCTTCGGTAATTGGATGTAAGTGAGTAATTTTCTGATCCTGACCATTTTGACCAAAAACTCGATCACCAAGCCTTAGTTCACCTAATTTCTTCCAGCCTTCAGGGGTAAGTATCTTTTCGTCAAGAGGTTGTCCTTTCCCTATACCTCGGAACGCTTCTACTACTGACCTCTTAGGGCCATTCTGCATGAAGTCGGCAATGTCGTACTGTATGGGTGTGGGGTCAGGTAACAGCAAGTGCCTCCATATCATCCATAGGAAGTTCTTAAAGTCCTTCAGTTCTGGTGCTACTTTCACTTACCCGTAAGCTTGATCCATTTCACGTTCTTCTTGTGTGGGGAATGGTACTTCATTCAGGAGTTCCCTTGCTGCACTGTCATCATCTTCCACGTCTGCCTTTACGCCACTATTCTTAAGTAGCCCGATAGCAGCATTGTAGAGTGCTGCATTGCGGTCTTTGGGTTCCATGCCTTTCATGAGTTGGATGGACTCCGTAAGACTTTCGCAGATTACGGTGTGAAGTTCTTCTAGTTTTTTTCGGTTGTCACTCATTATCCTAAACTTACTTTGAGGTCTGTGCCATCACGCCATAACTGCCCAGCTACAGCAGGGTCAGATGTCGGAAGTCCATTAAGCTTAACTCCAGCCGCTGAACCATCTGTAGTCAACTGTAATGGAGTGGCATACGCTGAACCTGCATCACTGTAAAAAGTAAAATCCATAGACCCTGTTCCAAAGCCGACTTGCATTAGTTTTTGGTCTGTTGCTCCACCGTCATCATTCCAAACTACTGTAGGTGTATCAGCAATCAACCGCAATACTGCGGCAAACTCCCCTGCATTTGTATTCTGTACAGTCAGTGTCGCTTCGCCAGTATCATCCTGTATGATAACATCACCATACATTGTGTGTGTATAACCAGCAACCACTCCATCAGATGACTCTCCCCCAAGAATAGTTGAGCCATTCTCTACTAGCCTTAGCGGAATGTTTGTTTTTTCCCCACCGTCATCATTTTGTGCAATGAAAGTTAAAGTTCCATCTCCGTACTTTGTTAAGAAATATTTCTTATCAGTTGATCCATTTGTATCATAGTGCTGTACTTTTGGGTCTTGTGATGCTAAAATCAGAACAGCATCATCGTTTGTGGCATCGGTATTTTGAATAGTCACAACAGCACCGTTAGCGGTTCCCGTTTGCTCAACAAGCAGGTCGCCATGTAGTTTGTGCTTGTAGTCGGTTGCTGCCGCACCACCAATACCTACCGTATCATTTGTAGCGTCATACTGTAAATTGAGTGGCATCACCTTCCAGTTTGAATTAGTGGCATCGTAAACTAAGACACTACCTGCTGCTGCTCCGATGCTATTGATTTTTTCCTGTGTGCTTTCCTGTGCCAAGTATAGATTATGCAGATATACACCATCAAGCTGATCCTCAGTAACAACAGAACCGTCAGTAAAGTCATATAAGGGATCGAGGTCATCGTTATCTAATCCTCTGGAGTTGCGATATATGCGAATGACCGCATTGAGTG